CGGCGCCATCATCGCCCCGGCGAACGGCCTGGCCTGCATCGTCTCCTACAGCTACTCCACCAACGTCTACAAGTTCGACACCGACCTGGGCAGCCTGACCCAGAAGGCCAAATGGGACGACTTCCTCTTCCGTTTCGGCCTGCGCAAGAACGTCATCCAGGACGACCGCTTCTACCAGTGCAACTTTGCCGCCATGTCCGGCAACGTCATGACCCAGATCGAGCAGGCGGAGACCTTCGGCGCCAATTTTGCCAAACCCGGTACCGACCTGGCCTCCAACGGTGATCTGGGCCGGATCAAGGACGTGGCCGGCTTCCGCACCTCAGCCCCAGGCATCAGCCTGGGTGATCAGCGCTTGGTGATGGGCCAGCGCGGCACCACCCGCCTGCGCATGGTCAAGCCCTGGTCGATGGGTGAACTCGAGAACGAGCGCAATGCCCAGGGTCTGTTCACCGGTGAAAAGCAGGCCTACGGCGATCAGTTCATCGTGGTGAAAACGCCAGAGCCGCTGCAGCGTGCGCACACATCCATGGTGCTCTACAGCGCAACCACCCGAGTGGTGCGGTAACCGATCCTCCATCCTCCCTTGGTGGATTCCCCTCCCTGCGGGGAGGGGCCTTTTAAAAACCGAACAGAGTGCAAGATGATGGAAATCCCCATTCACAACCCAGGCAAGAACCCATTACCGGTCGGCAACCTGACTGTATTCCCCGGTGAAACCCGGCTGATTGAAGAGCGGCTGGTGCCGCCGCATCTGCGCCCCCAGCAAGAAGCCGAGTCCGTGCTGTTACCAGAAGACCCCGTGCTTGCTCTCCTGGAACGCACTGTCCCTGAGATTGTGGCCCACCTACCAGCGCTCTCTGATGAGGACTATGAGGGGCTGAAAGAGGCCGAGCGCAACGGCAATACCCGAGTGACCCTGGTTAAGGCCTTCAGTGAAGAGGATCTGCGCCGTGCAAATGCCGAGTTTGAATCCGCGCAAGCGACTGCGGGTGGTGACGCCGATAGCGCAAGTGACAGCGCGGCGAATGAACAACATCCGAACCAGGCTGAGTAGTTGTCAGGGCGTCGAAACTGACGATGGCCACGGGAATAAACAGGGAAAACATGGCACTTCCAGAGATTGATTGGCACGGGATGCTCCCCTTCATCCTGAGTACAGGACAGACGCAACGGCTGTCAGTCGCACGCATCACCGAGGCCATCATCATCGCGGCACTGACCGGTGGGGGCGTGATGTGGGCCACGCAGCAGGTGATGGGTGAGCAGATCGAGGGGCTACGTTCTGACGTGCAAAAGCTCGAGCAGCGCATGGAGAGGTTCCAGCGTGACTTCTATGCGCCGCGTGTCGGTCCGGATTTTTCGAGGTCGTCGTGATTCTGATTGGCGCCCCCATTCGAGGATCAGATAAGCAGGGTAGTGGCGCCTACATGGCGCCGCGCGGCTCACGTTTCCACCGTGGGCTCGATATCGCCTGCTATGCAGGTTCCGAGGTTTACAGCGTCAGTGCCGGGATCGTCACTAAGATCGGCTACCCCTATGACCCACGGCACCCGATCAAGGGGAAGCTGCGCTATGTCGAGGTGCAGGATGGCGATGGCATGCGGTCCCGCTACTTCTATGTGTCGCCGCTCGTTGAGGTTGGCGATGTCGTGCGCCGGCGTGAGCTGATCGGCGTCACCCAGGGGCTGATCAATATCTATCCGGGCATCACCGACCACTTCCATTTCGAGGTAAAAAGCGAGCGCGGCCAGTTCCTCAACCCGCACGACTATCTCGATAAAAAAGGGGTGGGGTACTGATGGCCGGGATTCTCGATCTGGATGTCGGCAGTATCGTCGGCAACGTGATGGAAAAGGGGCTCAAAATCGCTGAGCGGTATTTTCCACCTGATATGAGTGATGCTGAAAAGGCAAAAATCAAACTGCAGATCAGGGCGGTTGAAGAAAGAGAGAAAGAGCGGGCTGAAAAGTATCTGCTGGAAGCTACCCAAGCATTGACAGACAGGATCGCTCAGCTTGAGGGCACGGCCTCGGATCTGAAGTCGGTGCCGGTTGTTGGACCGCTGATGCTATTCCTGCGTGGGTCACAACGTGTCGCTTGGGGATTCGGTGTGCTCTATATGGACCTGCAGGTTTTCTCAGGTGCCTGGAAACTTGGGCAAATGGATGCCGGTGATCAAGTGGTCGACCTGGCTGGCGCATTCTGGATTATCAATCTGCTCGTGCTGGGCTTCCTATTCGGCGAGCGGGCAATCAAAAACCTGATGCCGTTGTTCGAGAGGCTGCTGTCATCGAAGGTCGGCAAATGACAGACGCAACGTTCGCCATTGCTCAGAAGAGTGTGGTCATAGGCGATCCTCTCAACCCGAATAATTGCCGATTTTCAGCAGGGGCCGTTCGCAAAGTCTTCCCAGTGATGGGCCACGCCCCTGGTGAAAATAGTATTTGGCGGTTTGTGACGATCACCGATATTCCCATCGGGCCAGAGCCGTACCTGATAACGGTGCCGGTTGGTGGTGAACTGGTTTCTGTTGAGATGCAGCGGGACCCAATCGACAGACTTAATGGGCAGTTCGTTCGGCCTCTTGTCAGTGGTTACTACAACGCAGAAGGCGAATGGGTCCAGTCGTCAGAGATAAGATCCGATCGTTTTGTATTCTCCCCAGAATTAGCAGATCAGGCCCGGCCCGGAGTGGTGGCTGCGCTGGCATCTGATAATCGGGTGACTGTGTCATGGCTTGAGGCTAAGCAGGCCCTCATTGATATGGTGACTCTGACCCCCGTGACAGATAGGCACCTGTCTGAGAATCTCCTGATCTGGCCGGGAGCCGTGTAATGGCTATCCAATACATTGATCCGTCGCGGACAATCGGTGACCCGCTCAATGATGGGCTAACTGAGGCCACCGCATGGGCCGATGCGAACGAGGCCCTGGACAGTCTGGCGGCCCCAGTCGCCTCTGGGGAGGTGCTGGAGTTTGTTTACACCGGCACCAGTGTCTATACAGACTCTGTTACACAGCTGTCGTTCGGCACAACCCATTGTGCTAATGGCGGCATCATCCGGTTCCGGGCTCAAGCTCCTTATGGGCCTAAGTACGATGCTGCCAAGTTCGCCATCTCGAAATCATCTGCTGGCGATCTAATAGTAACCGGCACTGGGTTTGAGGGGCAGATCCACTTCAAATGGCTCCGCCTCTATAACGTGTCAGGCCGTATTGCAAACCCGATAAATGCGGGTGGTGCAAACCTCGCCAAACTCGACTTTGAAGCCAACTATGTGTTAGTTGGCAGTGCTGATGATGTGTTCCGCATTGGCGCCGCAGATGTACGGATACGCGTCTGGAACAACGCTATTACCACAAACGGGTCGAGTGCCTCTGACGAGGTATTCAATCTAGCTAACAGCGCCTCGTTCATGTGGGCCTATTGCAACTCCATCTGGGGTGCCCAAAACCCATCAGTATTCGAGGCTACTGGCAGCGGTTACGATTACGCCAATAATGCCTTCTGGCGGGTCACTCAAGACGTTACTGGCGTTCAATCCGGCCTGACAACTAATTACATCGCCAGTGATGATGGTACCGCTGTAGGTACTGGTAATATCACATTAACAGTCAATCCTTTTGTTGCTCCTGCATTAAACACAGCTGGCGATATGACAATGACTGTGGCAGCACAGTCGGTGCTCAACGTTGGTGCGGCTTCTGCAAATACAAATTTCTCGGTCACTGACGACATCAATGGAGTCGCACGTGGCGCCGGTGATTATTTTATCGGCTGCGAGACCGTGCCCAGCGCCGGCGGCACCACAAAGTCGGTTTCAGATTCTGGCACCGCCCTCGACAGCGTCGCCCTACCTGCCGTTTCCCTGGCGCTGACAGATGCCGGGGCAGGGTTGGATGCGTTCGCAGGCCCATCGACTACCTATGCCATCGCAGATGTCGGTGCGGGCGCTGACAGCACGCAGCCATCGGCATTGATGCAGCTGGCCGAAGTTAGCAGTTCGCTGGAGTCAGCCGGGTTGTCTGGTCTGCTGACGCTCCAGGATGCCGCGGCAGGTGCAGAGGCCACCGGCCTGGCTGTTACCCTCGCGGTCGGAGAGGTTGGTCTCAGCTCTGAACTGCTCTCCGTACTGACTGCAGCGATGAAGTTGGTGGCCGACACCGGCAGCGGTAGTGATGCCGTCACACTGGCGACCAATCTCATAGTGCTGGATTCCGGTGCCGCAGCAGATCAGCCACTACTGACAGCTGCCCTGAATGTCACAGATGCCGGTTCTGCCATCGATACCCTGCTGGCCCTGACAGACATCCTGAAAACCGTCGCTGATATCGGCACTGGCGCTGAGGCTGTCAGCACCTCGGCACTGCTGCAGTCGACGGAGGCCGGCACCGCAACCGACACGCCGACTGTTGCGGTCGCACTCTCTCTCCAGGAGTTGGCTAGCGCCACAGAGGTGATCACCACCCTGCAGGCCCTGCAGAAAACAGTCACTGACCTCGGCTCAGCGGTCGAAAACATGGGCCTTTCGGTCTCTCTCACGCTGCCCGATACCGGGAGCGGCTCTGACGCAGTTGATGCCTCCACCTTTCACCAGGCGCAGGACACCGGCTCAGTTTCCGAACTGCTCACCACCCTGCAGTCCGTTCTGAAGAGCGTCAGTGATATCGGCAGCGCGGTGGATGGCCTCTTTCTGTCGATCGCCTTGTCGCTGCCCGACAGCGCCACCGGGGCTGATGCGGCATCTGCCGATGCCTCGCTCCCGATCCAGGACACAGGCACCGCCCTCGAGGCAGTGAGCACCCTGCAGTCGATTCTGAAGCTGGTCAGCGACGCCGCGACCGCAATCGATGCGCTCACCCTCTCTGTCGATCTGCCTGTGGCTGATGCGGGCGCGGGCACCGACGACACCACCCTGCAGGCGATGCTGGCGCTGCTCGAGTCCGTCGGTGCCACCGATCTGGTGGTGAGCCATATTCCCGGCCAGACCCGCATCACCACCATCCGTTTCACCCTGAAGGCTCGATCGATGACCTTCACCCTGCACTAATGAGGATACGCCCCATGAATGATCCCACTCACATTGATGACCGCGGCCAGATCCACCGCAAGTGGAAGGTCGAGAAATATGCATCTGGCGTCTACGAGGCTGGTGGCGAGCCCTATGAGACCGTCGAGATTCAAGGCAACCTGCTGCTCAACGAAGGCATTCAGCTGCTGGAGGATCTGATGATTGGCGCCGGCGGCACCTCCTGGGACAACGCCAATGCCCGCCTTGGTGTCGGTGACAGCAACGCCGCTGAGGCGGCCACCCAGACCGATTTGCAAGGCACTAACAAGACCTACAAGGCGATGGAGGCGACCTATCCTCAGCGCAGCGGTCAGACGCTGACCTGGCGCTCTGTGTTCGCGGATGCCGAAGGCAATCACGCCTGGGCCGAGGTCAGCCTCTCCAACGCGGCCGACGGCACCGGCGTGAATCTGAACCGCAAGGTGCAGGATCTGGGGACCAAGGCCACCGGCACCTGGACCCTGGAACTGCAGATCACCTTTAGCTGATCGGGGACCACGATGGGTGTCACCGTCACAGCAGTCAATGAGGGCTCACCTGCCTGGTTGACCATCGCGTTCACCGATCGGGATGGCCAGCCGGCGGCACCCTCCAGTGCGGTCTACCGTATCGACTGCCTCTCCACCGGAACAGAGGTCCAGCCCGATACACCGCTCTCCCCGATGGGCGAGTCGGTCGAACTGGAGCTGACTTCAACGATGAACCGGATCATCGATCAGACCAACCGGGAGGAGTGGCGTCTGGTTACGGTCAAGGCCAGCTTTAGCGACGGCACCATCAATGATCGGACAGAGTACGCAGTGAAAAACCTGATGGCGGTGTGACATGGGCGATATGAGCAGAGCGGCACTGAGGCACGACCTGACCGCACTCCTGATGGAGTCGGCAGACAAGTTCAAAGAGCTGGACCTGGAGCGCTTTCTGGAAGCGGCAGCCCACGACCTGAGCCGGGTGCGGCCGCTGTCGCTGCTGGGTGAGCTGGTGTTGGTGGCCGACCAGTGGCTCTATGCTGCACCGGCCGATCTGATCCGACCCCTGGCCTCTTATTGGGGCCTGGATGCGCTCAAGAACCGCAAGCCCTGGGAAGAGCTATGGCCAGGCCGCCTGCCGAGCCTGGGCATGGTCACCCACGGTGGTGTGCGCAAGCTGACACTGACCCCGGCTCCCACCGGGGCACAGATTCTCAAGCTGAGTTCGGCCTACTCATACCGCTACAGCGCACGCTACGCCATTGGGATACAGGCAGCAGATACCACCGTGCCGGAGGAGTCGAGAGAGCTGCTGCTCACCCGCGCCACGGCAGCGGCCCTGCAGGCCCTGGCCAACCAAGGGGTGACCAAGCCGGTGATGTTGGGCAAGGCCGCCATGGGCGGCATGCCGAAGAACGGCTCGCCCGCGGCCCTGGCGCAGGACCTGCTGGATCTGTTTGAGAGAATGGCAGCATGACCACCCTGGCGCTGGAGATCCACAGCAAGGGGCTGATGCAGGCGCTCAGCCAGGGCCCTGAGCTGCTAAAAAAGCACGTGCAGCAGGCCGTGCTGCGCAGCGTGATGGAGATCGCCCGGGATGCACGTCGCAACGCACCCAAAGCTTACAGCACCCTGACCCACTCCATCATTCAACGCATGGTCGACCCACTCACCGGCGAGGTGGTGGCCGGGGTGGATTATGCGCAGATGGTGGAAGAAGGCACCGGCCCCGGCGGCTGGCCGAGCGACCGCACCATGCTCGATTGGATCCACGCGAAGCACATCGAGCCGCGTGACCCGACGATGGATCAGCAGGATCTGGCCTTTGTGATGGCCAGAAGCATTGCCCTGCGTGGCACCCCTGCCCAGCCCTATCTGAAGCCTGCCCTGCAAAGCAACAAGGCCAAGGCGGAGCGGCGCATCAACCGCGCCATCAATGCCGCGCTGAAGGAGATGGGCCAATGATGGGAGCAAAAGCGCTGGAGCGTATCGACGACCGGCTGAATGCCATCCAGCCAGTGCTGGAGGCCGCCCTGCCGGGCCGATTGGTGGAGCGTGGATTCATCCCATACGAGACACGCAGCCAGCCAGAGCTGTTGCAGGGCGTGGTCAACCTGGTGGCCAGCGACGAGGGCCACTACAACGCCGCTCGAGGCATGGCCGCCAGAGAGGGCACCCTGCAGCTGATCCTGTCCTGTCACCTGCAGGTAGAAGAGGCCCAGACCAGCGCCGAGCTGCAGCAGGCCGAGATCGACCTGGCGGAGCAGATCAAGGCTTTCGTGCGTGGTGGGGTACAGGGCATGAGCCTGTCGCTCGAAAGCCTGCAGCTCTCCCGCCAATTGGAACACCCCTACGGCTGGGTGGTGGCGTTTATCAATATCAGGCCGCCTGCGGCCGCAACACACTGAGGCAACTATCATGAGCGAACAATTCGACTCGATCTATTGGCGCGGCCAGGGGCCGCTCTTTCTGGCCGCACGGGACGCCACCGGCCAGCCGCTGGGGTTCAGCTTCGTCGGCGATGTGGAATCCGTTGAGGGCTCCCCCTCGGTCTCACGTCAGGACATCAAGGAGAACGTCACCGGCCAACGCAATACCGCCGCTAGCTTTATCACCGAGCAGTCGACCGACATCACCATCAACTTCAAGTCGGCCAAGCCAACCCATCTTGCCCAGGCGCTGCAGGCAGACCTGACCGTCAAGTCAGCTGGCAACGTCTCCGCCGAGTCCCACACTGCCTACCATGACAAACTGATCAAGCTGGCCAACGTGAAGGTCTCGAACGTGGCGATCTCGGGCTCTGCCGAGGGTACTGATTTCATTACCCATGCGGATGAGGGCATGGTCGAGATCCTCTCCACCGGCAACATCGGCGACGGCGCGGCGATCACCATCGGTTACGACTTTGCTGCGCAGAAACATCTCTCGGCCAACCCCAGCAACACCGAGTTCATGATGACCTTTCCCGGCATCAATACCGCCAATAACGACAAGCGAGGTCGTTGCACCGTCTACCGCATCACCATCGATCCGGCATTCCTCTCCCTGATCCAGGGTGACCAGGAGATGTCGCTTTCGGTCAAGGCCAAGATGCTGATGGATGACTTGCGCCCGGTGGGCGATCAGCTCTATGGCTGGGAATTTGAAGACTGATGGCTGAGGATCTGGAAACCCTCTTCCCGGATGCGGATCTGATCCTCAATGGCGAGCCGGTCACCGTGCGGGAGTACCGGTTCCTGGATGGTCTGAAGGTCGCTGCCATGGCCCAGTCGTTGATGGCCGGCCTGGCTGATCTCTTCCTGGAAGAGACAGCTCCTGAGGCGTTCGACTTTGCAGCTCTCGAGGCGGTGTTCGGCTCCATGCCAGGCCTATTGGTCGAACTGCTGAGCATCAGCACCGGCAAGCCACAGGAGTGGATTGAAACGCTCTCCGATGATGACGGCCACACACTGATGATGACCTGGTGGAGGGTCAACAGCGGTTTTTTCGTCCGCCGCCTGGCTGCCCCGCTGGTAGCCAGGCAAAGGGCGAACGCTCAGGCTGGGGTGGCGTCTTCGCCAAACTGATCCGCCACGGCCATCAGCGGGAGCAGCTGCCGCACTACACCCGGCGGCAGCTGGAACTTTACTTCAGGCAGGCAGAGCGGCAGGAGGCGGCAGACAGGGCCGGTCGGATCGTGGATATCCGGGCGGCCTTGTCGAAGGAGGGGGATCGGTTGATCAAGGCACTACGTGATTGAGCGCAGGCCCATTGGCCAAGTCGCCGGCGTGATGTGCATCTCCAGAGCAAGGGCGCGGGCCACTTTGAGCACCACGGCAAAAGGGGGGTTTCCCTTATCGGACCATGCCTTAGTTGGTTAATGCATTCACAGTGGGCCACGCTGCGTTGTGTAACCAATTGATTTAACCCATAATTAAGCCAAATAAAGGCATAACGCAATCAAAGCGAAAAGCCCGGCAACCGCAGCAGCGGTGCCGGGCTTTTTGCGTTTAGGGGCACCGATGCCAGCTGCAGACAAAGAGTTTCTGATCCGGGTCAAAGCGGATATTGAAAAGGCGGTGGCGGACATGCGCCGCATGGCGGCTGCCGTGGAGAAGGAGGGCAGGAGCGCATCCAAGTCCAGCCGTGGCAATCAGGCGCTGGGCGGCTCTTTCAGAGCCTTAGCGGCAGGGGCTGCGGCCTACTTTTCTGTCGCTACCCTGATTCAGGGGTTGAAGCTGGCGGACGAGTTCAATGTGCTGCAGCAGCGCATCAAGGCCGCTACCCGTGAGAGCGGCGACTACGCGGAGGTCTCCAAGGAGATCTACGCCATCACCCAGCGCAATGGGTCGGCGATGGCGGATACGGTCAGCGTGTTTCAGAGCCTGGCCCGCTCATCCAAAGAACTCGGGGCGGCCAATACCGATATTCTGAAGGTAACCGAGGCGGTGCAGCAGCTGGGCATCATCTCTGGCGCCAGTCAGGGCGCCATGTCGGCCGGCCTACTGCAGTTTGGCCAGGCGATGGCAGCCGGGGTTGTCCGCGCCGAGGAAATGAACAGCCTGCTGGAGAATATTCCCGAGGTAGCCAACCGGATCGCCAAGGGAATGGGCATGACGGTGGGCCAAATGCGGGCCGCGGTACTTGAAGGCAAGCTGCTGAGCAAGGATGTTTTCAACGCCCTGCTGAAACAGGCCCTGGAGATCGCCGACCAGTTCAAAGAGATGCCGCTCTCCTTGGACCGCGCATCGCAGATGCTCTCAACCAGCTTCGGCAACTTTCTCTCTCAACTCGATCAGGCTACGGGATTTACCAGCTTTCTAGCCGAGCAGATGCAGTCCATTGCACGCGGCATGGACAATGCCGGCGAATATATCAGCCCGACCGGCCTGAACCGATTCAACCTGCTGCTGGAGCGCCGCCTGGAGCTGGAAGAGCAGATTAATGGCATTGAGTGGTCGAGCAAGAACCAGCCGACCGAGTCACTCCGTCGCCAGCTGGCGGGGCTAAAGTCTGACCTGGATGCCGTGAATAAAGAGATGGCGGATATGCAGGAGCAGAAGCGCCTCGCATCGATGTCCCAAGAGAGCCAGGCGGCAATTAAGAGCGCCCGCAGTGAGTTGACACAACTGCGCGATGATTTGAGTACGGTTGACACTGAGATAGCAGCAAAATCGACGCAATTGCTCGGCATGGATCCAGTCAACACAACAGCCGAGATGGATCAGCTCGGGGCTGAGCTGGCGCGGCTGAAGAAACGTCAACGCGAGCTGACAAAGGCAGTGCAAGAGTCAGAGTCGGCATACAACAGAGTGCTAAGTGCGGGCGTAGAAAGCACAGGATCGACAAAGGCCCAGCAACAGCAACTGGCCACTCAGATGGATCTGGTTAAGGAGAAATTGCAGGCGCAGATCACACTGTTCGGCCGGCAGAAGGAGGCGTTGCTCGCGGCCAAACAGGCTGCAGCGGAATTTGACGCATTTGCTGCGTCCGCCGCCACGACATTCAAGACCACCGGCGCACCAGAGGCTGATCTTGGACTCAAGGATGTGATGGCGCAGATGCGCACGGCCCGCGCAGCGCTTGATAAGGGCGATAATCAGCAGGCGGTGCAAGAGGCCAAGACCGCACTTGACCTGATCAACAAAGTGAAGGCGGGTGGCAAAGAGAGCGAGGCCATCCTGAAGTATTTCCTTAACCAGGCCACTCTGATCGGGAAGGAGGCCTCGGCCGGTCTGGTAGAGGGACAGCAGGCAGCGTTTGAGCAGACAAAGGGGCAGATCACCAGCCTGTTAGCCGATGCGGAGCGGCTGAAGAGCCTGCAGGTGAGCTTCGACCAGGAACAGGCCGCACTGAATGCTGAGTTCCTGCGAGCCAGCCTGCAGGAGGAGTTCAACAACAATCCACTGGAGCTGCCGGTGATCTTGCGCAAGCCAAATACCGGTAATGCCAAGCTGATCGACAAGGCCCTGGAGAACCTCCCAGGCAAGGCTGGCGGCGGCCTGTTGCGCGGCCCTGGCAGCGGCACCAGCGACAGCATTCTGATGTGGGGCTCCAACGGTGAGTACATGATGCGGGAATCCGCGGTGCGCCATTATGGATCAGGCTTTTTCGATCGCCTCAACCAGATGCAGATCCCACGCTATGTCGACGGCGGGCTGATTTCGGCGCCTCAGCCATCCATTAATTTCCCGACACCACAAGCGGCCAGTGGCAGGCCTATCACCTTGGTGCTGAATGGCGACCGCTATGCCGTATCAGCAGATAACGACACCGCCGATCAACTGGAACGGCGCCTTAGCCTCAGCGCCTTGAAACGAGGGAGCCGCCTATGATCCGCACCGCCGTCCTGGCCGGCATTGAGATCCCCCTGCTCGCATCGCTTGATATGCAGCAGACCTACGAGCCGATTGCCCGGGAGACCATCCACCTGATGGGGGATGGTTCTCATCAGAAACAGACCTTTGCTGGCACCCAGGGCAAGGTGCGTAGCGTAATCAGTGGCCGAGGCGCTATCCCCCCAGGGTTGGATGGTCTGGACGCCTCGGTGCCGCTGTTGCTCCAGTGTGGGGCAGAGCGCGCCACCATCAGCCAGGCCACCTCTGTGTTGATCCCCGCCGCCAGGCGCAGTGATGACGGTTACACCCCTTGGGGGCGGGCCTATGTGGAGAGTCGGTGGCAGCCCACAGCGGTGGCGATGACGGGTGACCTGGCTGCGTTGACGCCAGTCCCCAACGCCACCCTCTACCAGGTGCTCTGGTTCCCTGAATTCCAGGTCTTGATCGAGGGCGGGGTGCAGACCAGCGATGACCTGCGGGCGAGTGAGACCCAGTGGCAAGTGTCGCTGCTGCAGGTGTGAGTGGATTTTGATTGAGGAGGCAGTTTTATGGCGGTAAGAACACAGATCGGCTTTGTTGACCAGTGGTCTTCCACGCTGACCGCTGAGCTGGCGTCAGGCGTCGGCAATGGCTACATCGATCCGGCAGATCATGCTGCGATTAGCGCGGCAATCACCGCGGCCGCCCCGGGCCTCATTGACCTGACGCTTGATGATGGCGCCGGGAATTTTGAAGTGGTGCAGCTGACCGCAGCCACGAGCACAGACAGGATCTGGATTACTCGTGCAGTTGGCGGCACAGAGCAAACCTGGCCGATCGGCACGACGATTGAGGCGCGGTTGACGCAGCACGGCATGGGGCAGCTGGTCACGTTCCCGCGCCGTGTCACGCATTACACGCCAGCGGACGCCTGGCCGTACATCAATATCGATGAATCTGAGGCGGTCATTGCGTTTAATGCCGACAAAAATGCAGAAATATCGCTACAGACAGCAATGGGAGGCAGCAACCATTTAATCGAGGTGCTGTTTCTGGTTGATCAGGACGCCACGGGCGGCCACACAATCACATTTTCCGCGTCTGCTTACCCCGAAGGTGTGGCTTGGGCAGGTGGTGTTGCGCCGACAGTCTCTTCTGGTGCGTATCGCCGGGATATTTTTCGATTTTATCGCCTAGATTCTGACCTGTTTTGGAGCGGTGAGGTTGTCGCCCAAAACATCGACATCACGCCGCCATAATGCTCAACCAGGCCCCGCTTAACGCTCACTCACTCAACTCGGCTGCCGGTAACGGTGGGCTGAACGAGGGTGAGGCTGTCCTGCTGCTGGAGCAGATCAGCGCTGAGGCTGGTTCCGGCGTTCTGCTGCTGGAGCAGGTCAGCGCAGAGCCGGGCATCGCTACGCTGTTGCTGGAGCAGATATCAACCGGACAGACCGGCGCCGCCTATCTCCCGCTGCAGCAAATCAGCGCCGAGGTGGGTGAGGCAGACCTGCTGCTGGAACAGAACAGTGTGCAGAACACAGGCCCGGCAACGCTGCGGCTTCAGCAGGCCAGTATTGTCGAGGCAGCCCCCACGCTCTATCTGCAGCAGGCGAGCGTCGAGGATGCTGCTGTCAGCCTGTGGAGGCTGTTTGCAGTTGTTGATGGCGTGGACATCAGCGCCAATCTCACCGGCAGCTGGAGCGTGGATGCCGAAGAAGGCGCGGCTCGCGTCGCGCAGATCACTGTGGTTCCGCCGGCCGGCCCCATTGACCCGCTGGACTGGGTGCGGCGCAACATCACGTTGCACTATGCGTCGGTTGACGCCGCCGGGGTGCCGCGCTGGTCTGCTCTGCTGTTTGCCGGGATCGTCGATGTTCCGGAGTATGACCCCAACACGCGGCTGCTCACGCTCAGCTGTACAGACCAGCTACAGGAGCGATTTGAGCGCATGGATGCTGCTGGGGTGGAGGCGACTGTTGGTGGGTACTATTCGCCAGTGATTTTTGATGAGACGGCAGACGGCTGGCAGCAGGCTCAGGATCGGTTATCGACACAGCAGGCCGCTTATGATCTGGACGTATCAGGCACCGGCAGGCTGACTGACTGGGTGCCAAAGGCAACCGCAGATTTTTCCCACGCCTCGGCTGACCACATCGACGGCACGCGACAGCTAGAGCTGGCTGATGGCCGTGCATTGGTCAACCAAGTGACGATCAATTTTGATTTCCGCTTTCAACGTCTTCGGCAACGAGATTATCAATACAACTGGCAGATGAATCCGCCAATTGGCTGCGAGTATCTCTACAATCCATTCGTCCTGCCGACTCGGGCAATGATCAAATCAGCCGCCGAGGCAACCGGGTGGGCGGTGCAATCTGTCGGCTACGTTGATCTCCCCCCGCCACAGTTTTTTACCTGCTACAAGGGCGGTGCGGCCTCGCAAATCGGCTGGGGAATCAGTCTCCAGAACACATTTTACGGCACCGTGGCTGTTGCTGATCCAGATCTCGCGCTGCTGTGCCAGGGCGCTTATATCAAGCTGTCGAAGCGCTGGGCGCAAACGATCACCGAGACCTACAGCATCACAGTCAGATCCGACCGCAGCGTGTCGCAAAACGGCACGATTGGAGCGGAGCTGAGCGGCAGCCTGGAGGCCGAGGCTGATACCGACACCTGGGAGCAGGATAGTCGCTTCACCGGGCTGTCTGTCGGTGCGACGGCGGCGCCAAATGGGGACTGGTCAAAAGACGCAGTGACGGGCGAGGCAGATGGACGCGCCGCGCTGGAGTCGGCCCTAGAGACCCTGCAGGCGCGTGCGCGGGCGAGCATCGCCGCCAGCCACCGGCATAATTACGTCAGCTGGCAGGTGCCCCTGTCGGCGCAGATTGATCGGCATCAAACAGGCGAGATATCAACACCCGGGCTGACAGCAAAGGGGAAGGTGTTTCAGGTTGTCCACAGCGGCGATATCGGCACTGGTGAGGCGGTTACTGATATCACTATCGCGCTGAGCCGCACGGGCGGAACGGGGGCGAATAACGACGATCTGCCGCAGGCACCGCCAGCACCAGACACCGAGGCAGACCCTGCAGCAAACCAGGGTCCAGCCGTACTGACCGCGGGCAATGCCGGGATGCACATCGGTGGCACCCAGGGAGCGCCGCCGTTCAGTGATGATTGGGCGGGGTTCGTGACGAATTACCAGTACGACAACAACCGCACAGACTGGTTTGATCCAGAGGCCCCAGGCTCTGTGGTTTACCCAGTGCAGTTCCGCGTGCCAACGCCTGAGATCGAGGATGAGGCGCGCCAGGCGAAGCAGGCGATGCAGGAGCAGACGCTCAATGTCGCTGTCCGCGTCGATCAACTATCAATCACGTAGGAGGCCAGCATGGCTATCGATTTTAAATTTTGGGCTGACGCGGGTTTGGCAGGGGTGTTGACTCAGATCTCTAGCCAGCAGCTGGTTGACGGGAGCAGTGCGGCAAATGATTTTGTCGTCTATTTCGGGGCTCAGTCCGCATCAGTCAAAGCCGAAAACAGCACGGACCCAGGAACCGCTCAGCTCCAGGTCACAGTCGCCAGCAACGTCGCAGATTGGGCAGCCGGCGCGGTGGCTGCAAATCAGATCATGAAGCCCACCGTTGGCAACGGCTACAAATACCAGGCGCAGGGCTCAGGCACCGCCGTTACAGAGCCGGCCTGGCCGACGACCATCGGCGCGACAGTGGCCCAGGACGGCATCACGTATGAGTGCATCGACGAGATCCACGAGCCCGCGGAGTGCGTTTTGTCTGCTGACTCAGCCGGCCTTGGTACAAACACCCCAGGTGCCGCGCTTGATATCGGCGTATCCGTGACTGGCGGCGTCGCTGTCCCCATCTACCTGCGCGTAGATCAGGGCGCGCACCCATTTGGCACATATACAGATATAAAAATTGTGGTGCCTGACCTGCTGCAGTCTGCGATCTGATGGCTAAGCCGAAGCCAAACCGCTCTCGGGCCCTACAGGATCGCCTGAATAGCCTCACCAGCCGCTATGGCAGATGGCGCAACAAGAGCCACGCTGAGCGGCTCGGGAGCCCACTGGAGCGACCGCAGATCCCAGCTGGGGTTGGTGTGGGCGTGGCGGAGAAGGCCGGCGGCACTGGCGGTGGTATCGCGTCGCCGCTGACTGAGCAGCCAAACACACGCGTTTTTTTCGATCAGCCAATCACCAGCAGCGATGGGCTTTTTATCTTCGATGATCTGGTACCACAGACCGAAAAATATACCGACGCAGATGGGGCAGAGGTCGTGATCAATAAAGCCAATCCCTATGGCTAGATGTGGTTTCCCGTTCCATGGGCTTGTGCGCGGCGGGAAGCTGATGCTACCGAACGGGCAGGAAATCAATTATGAGCAGCCGCCTGGAGTCACCATTGATAATTTGTATGAAGCTGGCGGCGGCAACGTCACGCTCTTAAAAATTCCGGGGCACACAATACCTGCTCGCTCTGATCCAGAGATTGCGCGAGATGAAAGGCACGGCTGGGAATGGCGCGACCATGCGTTGCTGTGCGGTGGGCGGCGGCGCTTGGGTGGGCAGGATGTCGGTAACATCTATATCGACACAAACGGGGTGCCGTGGCGCGTCTTGGTGTCGTTCTACGCCACTGATACCGGCGTGACTTTTCTGGTGCGGCTGATTGGCCTGCTCGGCAGGTTTCCGCTCAGCCGAGAATTCGTCGATCTGACGCTCATTGATTATGCGCAGCTGCCGCAGCCTGTTGACCCGCCGTGGACCCAGTGGCCTGTGATTACTCTTAGCGTGCCGAACTATCTGGCGACCGAGGCAAACAGCACCGGCAGCCGGGTGTTGTGCCACCTGTATAGCGGCGCGTTCAGCGGCGATTATTACCCGGACAAAAGCGGCAATTACCCAAACGTTGCGCAGCTCATGGGGGTATACGCTCTGACGATCTCCGGTGCTGGCAACATTGATGATGACCAGCTCCCGCTTGGGGCTGGTATATCGGCATCCGTGGCGCTGTATAAGGACAGCGCGGCCCTATCTGTTACGCAGACGTTAGGCTATCAATCCACCATCAGCGTTGACGAGACACGCCTAAATGCCGCGGGGCTGCCGACACTCACGGATGAGGTTACAGATTGTTGCTCACCGCCGTGCTCTGGCTCTGAGGCGACATATCAAGCGACAGGTGATTGGGTGTGGCCAGGCACAACGACAACGCACACGCTGAGCCATGGATACGGCACAGAAACGCGCAACGTCCTGCGAATTGTCTTTGATAGCACAGATTCAGAAGTTGAAATAGCCGAGACAATCCGGCACGAACGCACAACAACTTTTGATCGCACCCATACTGGAAGCGGCCAGCGAGTTGAGAATTTTGGAAGCGATTGCCCTGGCACGCTGCCTCCAGGCTGCGTTAGTTCATCAGGTGTGATGCAGGAGATTGAAGCGGCAACGAGCGTGACGACTGACAGCTATAGAATCGACGCTGGCGGTGTGCACATAGCATCCGCTCCTGACCGCGTTAATTCTGTGTCATCACTGCAGACAGACAGCCTCACGTTTACCTGCTCGGGGACAACGTGGAATGATCCCTATATCGTCAGCACCGCATATTCGGTTACCCAGCGCGTGACGCTTGGCGGCACTGTTTTGCGTGACGAAACCAGCTCCGATATCTATTATGATTCTAGCGACGTGCAGCATCCCGGTGACGACCCAAAGGGTATGGTTGCTGAGTTTGGGTTTGCGCTAACGTCTGGGCAGATTGCCAGCCTGATCAGCAAGCGGGGGGTGTACCCTTCGGCGGGCGCCGATATCGAATACACCGAGATAAAGATAGGCCCACACGTAGCCGCGCAGGCCAGCAGCCCGGCTGTTTGGGTAGCCCCCAACATGACGTATTGGTATCTCGGCATCCACGGCAGCTATCAGCCAGTGACACAAGAGATAGAGATAGACCAAGAGCCTGTTTGTTTTGTGTGAGGGATCAAACCTGCTACCGTGATGGCTGCCTGGCAGTTTATTACGCAATAGAGCGTGGTAGTGCTATCTGTAATAGACTGCCGCGGCCTATCTCTCTGTTATGTGCAAAAAGTTGATTTACCACTATTGGATGTTCTGGCAATAAAATGAGTATCAAAATTGAATATAACATTATCAGAAAAGAGGAGTTAAGCGACCAAACTCGAACTATTTTTGCAGAGGCACTTAAAAAAACAAGGAAAAGTAAAAGGCGACTTATCTATAAAAGCAGATAGATGCAAGATTATCTGTATAGCAAAAATTAATGAAGATATAGCAGGTATCGGAGCTATTAAGATAAAAACGAAATCTGATTTTTCTAATGAAAAAGCATCAGTGCCAGAACTAAGTAATGCTTTTGAGTGGGAGCTAGGGTATTTATATGTTAATCCAGATTATTCAGGTAAAGGCATCGCTACAAATGTCACACGCATGCTTATAGATAGCTACGGCAATGGTAACCTTATGGCAAGTACCGAGATCTCCGCAAATCCTGCTATGGTAAAAATACTAGAAAAATTTGGTTTTCGCCTTTTTGGTAAGCCATGGAAAAGCGGTATTCATAAAAACTATCTTGGCTTATTCTTAAAGTTCGAATAATGGTAATACACTATGAGCAGGCACATAACAAGCGCATTCAGCGGACGCAAAAAACGCGCCGCTGATGCTGGTCGTTGGGCATAGTAAAGAATATGGAAAACACAGCAAAGTTGATTGAAGCCCTTGCATCGTTGATGTGGCCAATACTAGCTATGTCGGTTGCATGGTTTGCGCGAGAGCCTATTAGTTCGGTCATCAAGTCGTGGGCTTGGAGAAAATCGACTCTCAAGGTTGGGGATTTGGAAATTTCAATTGACGACTACAATCAACAACAAAGAGGTCTAATTGGAGACCTGCAAGACAAAATTATTGCAATAGAAGATCGGATAAATAATTTACCAAAAACAGAGCGTATTCTCACTGAGAAAGTGATAGTCGAAAATTCTAAAAATATAATTAGTTCAGTATTGTGGGTTGATGATCACCCTGAGAATCATATTCAGATTATTGAGCAACTGAACAACAAAGATGTGTCTGTAATTCAAGAGAAAACTACAGACGATGCAATTTCGCGTCTTTCAGTATCAAAATTTGACTTAATAATTACTGATATGCACAGGGTTGAGTTTGGAAAGGTGCACCATGAAGCGGGAATGGAGCTAATTAAGGCAGTTAGAGAAAGAAAGCTTTCTACACCAATGATAGTTTTCTTTGGCCGTAGCAGAAAGCCTGTTTATCGTTACAAAGATGTAGCAATTGAGGCTGGAGCAAATTTGGTGACATCATCACCCACAGAGCTAATGTCAGCCATAGAATTGCCCAACAAAGTGCTCCAGCCGCCCCCTTAAAGCGCTGCGCGCCTCAAGGGGCGGCTGAGCACAAGCGTTAGCTGATTATTTGTAACTTAGAGGAAAATAGAGATGGCCAAAATAGTCTATAAGTCCATGATATTGGTAACAATATCGACTGTTCTAATTATTACTTCTATTCCTGCAATTTCAGTCGAAACAGATAATGACAAGGTGTCGGCTAAGGTTGAAGAAAATACTCGATCCAATAGTGGTATAAATGGCCTTGAAGTAGTACGGATGAAGCTAAAAAGTGCTATTGATAGATACAATAATGGAGACTTTGATGATGCCAAGCATGATTTGGAAGTCGCCATTGAATGGCTAAATAAGGCATCACAAACTAGCAAGACTGAAAAGTCCCGAGAATCATCCCGTCAATTGGCTGTAAAAATAGATGCATTTAAAAAACAACTAAAGCAATCCTCGGCGGAAAATGAAAATACTTTAACTCGTTTTTGGCATCAGTCTACTGCAATAATTGGGCGAGAGATAGATCAACTAATTCATGGTTATGTTGAATTAGCAACTTCCGAAAAAACTCTTAAACATCTTCTTGATGCAAAAATGCACCTATATACTGCGGAACACGATCTACTTGTTAGTCACAATGTTAAAGATTCTGCACAAGAACTAGATAGCGTGCTTAAATACTTGGATAAGGCCGATCAGGTCGCTAAAAAGCCGATACAGAAAGAAATTAACGATTTAAATACAAAAATAAATCTATTAAAGGAGCAGGTAGAACAAAGTCATGAGGCGTGGAAAGATAATGATGAAATTTTATATCTCAACCAGGCGAAAAAGAGCCTAGCAAAGGCCAAAGACAAGGCGTCGCCGCAAACTAAATTGCGAATTGAGTTAATTGAAGCCGATATTCAAACATTACGGGCAGATATTGAAAGAAGAAACATTAAGAATAACTATGAATCTTGCATGGCAACGTTGATGGATATTATAAACGAATTATAAGTACAGGAGGCTCAAGTTATCAGCTAACAAACGCTTGCGCTCGGACAAAATGAAGCTACGTCGCTTTGCTCCTTCACTTTACTTTGCCGGTGAAGCGAGTCGTTGGGCAGTTAAGGTAAGGCAATGAATGCAGGATGGTATTCACTTGAAGTAAAGTCATTATGTTTAAATTACTAGAAAAACAAAGCTATCTTGTAGTGCTCCTGGTATTAGGGATAGTTCTTGCTATCATTTCAATTTTTGATGTTGAAGATATATCTAAATTTTAGGTCGAACCTCGTAATCCAATTATTTGGATTGTGCTCATATTTGGGGGCGCGCTAGTTGGTTTTTCGTTGTTTTTCTATGCTCAAGATCGCTTAACGTTGGGTTGGTTTAAATCGGCTTCAGTTCGTATGAATGACGGTTACTTACAGGCAAACTATGGTCACAGTCAAATAAACATCGCTTTTGGCAGGATTCAAGAAGTGGCCAAGGATATCCCAAAGAGCATGGTTGTGCTTCCTGCTAATGAATATTTTGATGATGAGTGTATTAATGATTCAAATAGCTCACTTGGTGCATACGTTCAGTCTGTTTTTCCGAATCAAGCCAGTGAAATTCAGCGACTCATACAGGAGGAGCTCATCTCCGTTAAGTCACGAAAAATTGAGAAAGAACCTGGCGTGATGCAAGGTAGCTATGGAGTCAGATTTGGTGTCTTTCTAAAAGAGTCTCTGCATTCACAGCAACCTGTATTGTTTATTTCTGTTACTACTAAGCGCTCTGGAGAAGGTTTGCGGGCAGAAATGTCGCATATCTTTGAAGCTGTTAAAGAGATTCAGAAAGTTGCGGCAGACCATAGAATTGAGTCATGAGTCAGTGTGTATTCCTATTATGGGTACGGGGCACGGTGGCTTGCGTAAAGAGGTGGGGCTTTTTTCACTTTTGTTAGCTATATGCGATGGTGTTTTCAAATTATCTGGCCATCATATTAAAAAATACTATGTAGTAGTGTATCGAGCTAGCACTAGAGAAAAACCGGTAATATCTATAAACACTTCAAAGCGCATATTGAAGGCTGCTACTGGCCTTTTTACTTAATAAAGAAAATATGGATATGGAAGATAAATATAATTTGCAAAGATTTCTTTCAGCCCAGGGAGAAAATATTGAGGGAGTATTGCAGGAACTTAGGCGGGGGCAAAAGCGGGGGCATTGGATGTGGTACATGTTTCCACAAATTAAATGCCTTGGGCATAGTTCAACATCGGAGTACTACGCCATTCAAAGTGCATCTGAGGCGACTGCGTACTTACAACATCCAGTGCTTGGCTCAAGGCTTGTTGCTTGCACAAATACCGTCAATGAACACCAGGATCTAACAGCAGAGCAAATATTTGGGTATCCAGATTATCTAAAGTTCCGTTCAAGTATGACCTTATTTAATATAGTGGCTGGAAATGACAGCCCGTTTTCTCATGCACTGGATAGATTCTTTGAGGGTGAACCTGATAAACGAACTCTTTCGATACTAGAGTCACTGTGAAAATACGGCATTTTTGCGAGAATGCCCAACAATCACATGCACTCGGACAGAAAAAAGCGTCGCTCGTTCCTCGCTATGCTTTTTTCTGTCGGTGATGTGAGGCGCTCGATCACCAGTACTGGCTATCCCAGCTTCGTAAAGCAAACCCCAATTTGTTCAGGAGCATGCGCAACATAATCAGTGAAATGGGTATCAGGTGATGATGAGTAAATCACCATACAAGGTAAGCTTGCTGGTTGTAAAATTGCTAAAGCTGAAGGCTTTCGGCGATTGCCAGTAGGCGTTTTTTGTCTTCATCGCTGAACCTGCGGAAGATTTTCAGCAGGAGCTTTTCTTGTTTTGTGAGGTGGTCTTCTGTGTCGGCGGTGGGGGTGAATTGGTCGAGGGTATCGGTTTCTTGCCAGGCTTGAGCATTGGCGAATAGGCCTTCTTCTTTTCTCCAGCCGATGAGTTCGTAGTTTCCCATGGCGCCTCGTTCGAGGCGCTCGTATTGTTCATCTGTGATTTTTAGCGTGTAGAGGCGGCTGCCGGTTTCTGTTGCCTGGGCTGCCCGTTCCAGGGTGGCTTTTCCCAGGTGGCCGGCGATGATCTCGACCTGGGTGAAATCTACGCGTCTTCCCTTTATTTCAAAGTGACTGTGCTGTGCCAGCAGAAGGGTGAAGCCCTCGCTGTGTTCGCCAGTGACTATTGCAATCACCCAGCCATCCCCTTCACACAGGGCATCCAGCAGCTCGGCACCATCCTCGTCTGAGAGGGCATAGGCGACGTAGAACGGTGCGCCCTTGCCTTCAGTTAGCCAGATCAATGAGGCGTTTTCGGTGCGTGAGATTGCGCGGAGTACGTCAGATGACGGTGTGCGCCCTGCATTGCGAAGCGCATTGATGGTTGCTTTTGTCAGTCCGGTGGACTCAAGCCACGGGGTGATATAACGCCCGCCTGATAGAAAATTAATTTTTGATAAGAAATCGTTATGAGCAGATGGCATGTCGTCGCTTGACCGGTAGCGAATGCGCTACTAAGGTAGTGTTAACGGTACCCGACGAAATCGCAGGAACATAAAACAGCATCCTAAATCATGGAGCGTGAAATGAAAAACATCCAGCGACCCAAAACCTTGTTTGTGGACCCAGCTATTCACAAACGCCTCAAACTGCTGGCGGCGGAGAGAGGTACCTCTGTGAAAGATCTGGTCGAGGCCTTTGTTCAAGCGGGGCTGGAACAAGCAGAACAGAAAAATGCGGCTTGAGACTAAGGAAACAGAAATGGACTTGCCACAACAACTCTACAACGAGGCCTTTGGCCCTGGTGTTTATCGCACCCCGCGCAGCCGCGCCTACGAGGAGGGGGTGATGTCGGCCTTGGTCTATCGCTTTAATGGCGAGCGCATGTCGCGGCCCTATGAGGTCGGCACTGCCGAAGCCGATGCCTGGTTCGCCGGAACCCGTGAAGGGCATCGGCGCTGGCGAGATTGGCAGGAGAAACAGGCGGCAGCCGCCTGAGAGAAGAGAGGCCCCAGCCGGTGCGGCAACACTGGCTGGGGCGAACGAGGCAGCAGGACTTGGCTTGAGCACCTTCATCCGTACATCCTCGCGTGAAATAGGGTAGTCGATCTCTCCATACGCGAAAAGCCTAGTCCGCTGTCTCTCACTGATCCACGTGAGAGGAACGCACAGTGTTACGGGAAATACCATCCCACTGGACGCCGGTGCAGGAGGCTGCCTGGCGGACCGTCCACGAGTTTCGGAAGGGAATGAAGGGCGGCGCCGAGGCGCTGGGCCCAATGCTCGGCAAGAGTGCTGGCACCCTGTCGAATGAGGTCAATCCTGAGTCATCCAGCCACAAGCTGGGGCTGGAGGATGCCATCACCCTGCAGTTGATGGCGCAGGATTACCGCCTGCTGCACGCCTTTAGCCACACCTTGCACCACATCTCTATCCAATTGCCGGATGCAGAGCCGGTCGGGGATGTGGAGCTGCTCGATAAGTTCAGCGCCTGGCAGGCAAAGATGGGCTGTACCTGTGAGGTGATCCACCAGTCTTTGGCCGATCATCGGGTCACGCTGACTGAGGCCCGGGCGATCAAGACCGCGGGCTATCGGCACATTCAGGCCTTCCTTGAATTTCTTTCACGTATCGAACAACTAGCGGAGGCGGAAGATGCACGCAGAACGATACTTGCTTGATGTGCCGCAAACCATCCAGCTGCTGGAGCTGTTGGGCGGCGGTGTTCCCAGCTGGATGACTGTCCCAGGCTTGCCCGATCAATTGCCGTTTGTGCCGGGGCGGCATGGGGCGGCGATGGATCTGGCTGTCGATGTGATGCCACCGGCCGTGGTGGCGTCGATTCGGGCGGCGGCAGCACCGGATCAGGATGCTGTTGATGATGCCTTGCCGCCAGCGTTGACGTTAAAGGTGGCGGTGTTTCTGTCGGCACGTGGTGTACTGCGGGAGGTCGGCCATGTCGGTGCCTGACTTTCTGGCCAAGCATGGTATTCGCCGGGTTGAAGACAATATTCCGTCCGGGCATCAGCTGCGGGTTGGCACTTCGGTTTTTTTCCTGCTCTTCAAAGACGAATTGATGTCGGCCTGCACGGTAAGCAGTGAAGCCGCTGCGCCGGTACAGGCTCCCATCGCCGTGGAGCCTGACCCGGATGAGCTGGAGCTGTTGGCCGCAATGGAGACCATTGCGCGGATCCAGAAGAAGAGGAGGGGAGGGCGATGATTCGTCTGCTTCGTGCTGGTGTTTTTGCCGCTTCCGGTGACCGCCGGCGGCTGTGGCTGGAGATCGGCCAGCCCCTGATTATTGGCCCCCAGTTGGTGCTGACGGCGTTGGAGAACATTCAGGACGGCGAGCGGGAGCTGGTGATCCGCATCGAGTCCCCTACGACTGCGTTTGAGTCAGTCGTTCCGGCGGGGGCGGTGGTGAGCTGCAACGGCTGGGCCAGCCTCTGGGTAGTGCCCAGGGCGGTCGAGCAGGGTGCCTCCGGGGCTTCCCGGCGGGTGTTTCTTGAGTTTGTTCGCACAACCCGCTCTCTTAAGTGGGCGAGTTGAATCAATACGGAGATCAGAGAATGGAAATCATCATCAATCATCGTGAGCTGGCAGCCTCCACATGCATTCCAGAGAGCATGAAGGAGACGCTGGCGGTGGCGCTTCAGTATTGCCTGAAGGTGGCTGTATCACAGGACACGTCAGGTGCTCGCGTGGTCGCCCAGGGGCTGCTGTCGGCCTACAACGGGCAGCGCTTCCAGTTCGATGTGTCGGACCTGGCCCTGCTGGATGCGGTGCTCTGTGAAAACCTGCTGGACGTGTTCCGGCTGCGCCACCTGGGGCGTGAACCGCACATGCTGATCCTCAACGGTGGGGCTGTGTTTGAGCATCTTGCGTTGGTGTGGGGCCTTGAGGGCCAGCGGGGTGAGTCATGAACCGGCGGGTGTTTGAGCGCTACCTGAAAGAGGGCGAAGAGCGGCAGCTGTTCCAGACGGTGAATCAGTTCAAGAGCGTGCTGGCCCGGCGGGACTACGCCTGGATGCGCTTCATGCGCCAGACCGGTATTCGAGTCGAGACCATGGCGGGTCTGAGCGTGGGGGATGCCACGGCGGCGCTGCGGGATCGTTACCTGATCTTGCGCCCCGAGATCACCAAGCGGAGCCAGGGCGGCAAGGTGTTTCTGACCAATAAGGCGCGGCGGGCGCTGCGCGATCTGCTGCAGATCCGGCGGGAGATGGGCTACCCGGAGAGTGCGGATCTGCCTCTAGTCTACTCCCGGAAACACAAGCGGATGAGCATCAGGAGCTATCAGGACCGGATGCGCCACTGGTGCCGAGCCGCTGGTTTGGAAGTGAAGGCGTCTCCGCACTGGTTCCGCCACACCTTGGCCAAGCGGTTGATGAAGAACTCGACCGCTAAAGATCCCCGCGGTGTGGTGCAGGGTGCGCTGAACCAGCGTGACCCTCGCTCAACGGCGGTTTATACGCTGCCGGATCGTGAAGACATTGAAGACGCCATGGAAGAGGTCTCGTGAATATCTCTGCTGGTTGGCAGCTGTTCCCGCTGGCGGTGTTGCTGTTGGTGCTGATCCACAGATGCCAGCAAGGGGAGCAGGCCGACGCGCCGCAGGGCGAATGAAGAAGGTCAACCTGTCTCGGATCCCCAGAGAGCGCAAGCGTGAAGCCTGGGAGAAGCTGCAGCGTGACTATCCCGCCCAGGCTGAGCTGGTTGAAAGCGAGTTTGTGCAGGAGATGGCGCAGGCCTTTGATGGGGAGATTGTTATTTATCTGCCGGAGGCGGGTGACAACTTAACAAGGTAATGACCATGAAACTGAGAGAGATTGAATGCAGCCGGCTTGTAGGGAATCAATTTGCCGGCGTCCACAGCAGGTAGTTTTATGGCTTCAACGGAAGAACTCAAACAGCGTATCGATCTCTATGACCTGGCCGCTAAGCTGGGTCTGGAGCGCCCACAGAGCCGGGGCAACTACAAGAGCCCCCGGCACCCAGACAAGAGCCCGTCGCTGTCGATCTTCGCCGACGGCACCCGCTGGAAAGACCACTCTTGTGATGATGCGGCCGGAACCTGCATCGACCTAGTGATGTATGTGGAAGAGTCCCCGGTGGATGAGGCGATCCGCCGGCTGCATGAGATTTACGGTATTCCTCTGGATCGCCCCGATGCGCCCAGGCGCGAGCTGTCGTTTGAGGAGAATGTGGCTGGCCGCTGTCTGGCTCAGGCAGATCAGGTGAAGGCTTTCCTGGTGGAGACACGAAAGATCGCGGAAACGGCGGTGGAGCGGGCGATTCGTGGCAAGTCGCTGGGGTTTAACACCTTCACTTCCACCAAGCGCCAGGTGGGGGAGGTGGGCTATGGTGGCCCGGCGGCGGCCTTCATTGTGCGCACTCTCAACCCTGGCCATGTGAAGGCGGTGGATATGCGCTATCTGGACCCGTCACTGAATGGTGATGTGAAGACTCAAACCATCGGCGAGAAGTTCGGCCATATCTGGACGGCTGACCTGCGGGCGCTGAAGGCGGCGCGGCGGGTGTTTGTGGTGGAGTCCGCCATCAATGCGCTGTCGATCGATAGCTGTAGCCTGCCTGGCACTGCCACGGTGGCATCCCGTGGCACCGGCAATGTGGATAACATCGACTGGCGTTTCCTCCAGGGCAAGGAGGTTATCGTGGCGATGGACAATGACGCGCCCAACGAGCGCACCGGCTATTGCCCAGGGCAGAAGTCGGCCTGGTCGGTCTATGAGCATCTGACGGGGCTGAATATCTCGGCGATGCTGCTGGATCAGTCGGCGTGGGATGACGCTGGCTGGAATGATCTGAACGACGTGCTTCAGGATGTGGGTGCATCGGGCCTCAAGATCGAGCTGAACCGGCTGGAGCACTGGGCCATTCCAGGGATGATCGGGGATGCCGAGCGGCAGAAGGGGCGGTCCCGTTTGTTCCTGCCATCTTATGACTTCGCGCACTACTGGAAATACCGGGTCAAGCCGGATTTCACCACCTATGTGAGTAAGGTGGAGAAGGATGATGAGGCAGGGGATGACAAGCTGACAATGCAGGATCTGTGCGGGTTCCGTGTTGCTGGCATTAGCCGGGTGACGGTCGCCAGTGCGCTCTCGACCATGACCGGGGAAGTCGACGCCCAACCGCAGGTGCTATTTTCTGTCTCGGTGCAGGCGCCCCGGCATGGCGCTAACCTGCAGCGCCGGGTGTTTGAGGATGAGCAGCTGCACAATGTGGATCAGTGGCGGAAGTTTGGCCCGGTGTTTCAGCCCAGTGCGTTCAATCGGATGGTGAGTATCCTGGAGCGCAGTGCTGACCTTGGGGCCCGGCATGCGGTCAATTTTGTTGGGCTGGCCTGGCGTGAGGGCAAGCTGGTGGTGAATGAAGGACCGGACTGCTATTTCACGAATCCGCAGCAGCAGTGCCCCTACCATAACCTGACCTTTCACTCGGGCTCGAAAGAGGATGCACGACAGGTCATCAACGCCTATCAGGCCACCTTTAAGCACAATGCGGCCCTGCAGCTGCTGGTGTGGGGTTTGGGTGCACATCTGAAGGCGCTGCTGGGGTTCTGGCCGCACATGATCATGCAGGCCGACAAGGGCGCGGGTAAATCGACCCTGATCAAACGGCTGGAACGGACTCTTACCTTCACTATGTTCTCTGGGCAGTCGCTTGAGACTGTGTTCCGTATCGTTACCTCTATCTCTTCTACCTCGCACCCAGTGGGCTGGGAGGAGATCTCGGCGCGCAGACAGCAGACGATTGATGCCGCGGTGAACCTATTGCAGGAGAGCTACCAGTACACCATCAACCGACGTAATTCGGAGATGACTGAGTACATCCTCTCGGCGCCGGTGCTGATGGCCGGTGAGGATGTGCCGGTGCGCTCCTTGCTGGGTAAGGTGGTGCGGGCCAGCTTGAAGCCGGGGGCCAAGGGCACGCAGATGCGCGAGTCGTTGCCCCGGTTCCCGATGCTGCAGTGGCTGCAGTTCCTCGCAAAACACTACGACCGCAGCCAGATTCAGGAGATCTATGGGCGCTATCGCAAGCGCTGTCTGGATCTTTCCCGTGCCTCTGGTGACGACGATGGCGCGGTGCGCATGGCGGGTAACTATGCGGCGGTGCTGATGGCCTGGCGGCTGCTGTGTGAGTTTGCTGGGGTGGAGGAGTCTCAGGGCGACTTTCCTCAGGATGTGCTGCATGAGATGAATGAGCACATCTCAGAGACCAGCCAGGACCGGGAGCCGTGGGTGTGGATCATGGAGATCGCGCTGTCGGAGATCGATCGGGGTGAGTTCCGCTATCCGCATATGTTTGACTCGGTGCAGGACGACGAGCGCGTCGATGTGGAGTGCCTGTTGGTGCGCACCAGCAATATCATGGACCACATCGCCCATTCACCGGCGCTGCGGGACCGCTGGAATGCCTTGCCGGTGAAGTCCGACCGGGTGTTCAAGCGCCAGCTGCGCCAGGCCGGGGTTATTGTGGCCGAGAATAAGGAGCGGGTGATCAACAGTCGGCGGGTGAGCAACCTGGTGGCTGTCGATCTGGATGCCTTGGTCCGCTACGGGCTGTCGGTGGGCTGGAAGGAAACGGCGCCAGTGTGAGGGGCCGATCAAGCGGATGCGCCCGTCCGGCCGCGCCTCGCGCGACCTATGCCGCCACGGGATCTATATCGCGGTCCAGCCGATCGCCGATCTTTGCCTCCGTCACGGCCAGATCGTAGGCGCTTTGCAGGTTCATCCAGAACTGCGCCGAGGTGCG